TGAGCGAACACCGACGCGCGAGATCAGTTCCGGAATGTTTTCGCCGGCACGTTTGCGCCCGCGCATGATTGCCGCTTTATTCCGGACTGTCTGATACGAAAGCTTCAGCTCGTAGCCGACGTCAGCAAGAAAAGGATAGGTAGCGGGATCGTTATACACCCGGATGAAGGCTTCATCGTCTGGCGTCAACGTTGTTTCCGGTCCTGCTTCTTTCATAGTTATTCTATTCTCTTTTAGAGTATGAGATATATAGAAGAGAGACGGACCGGAATTACTTCGCGGTCGCGTCGAAATTCTTCCGGAGGTTCTCGTAGAAATCCGTAATCGTCTGGGCCTTCGTCCGGCATGCAAGCAGGTTCAAGCGATCCCGGCGCCAAAGCTTTTCCGACTCGGCGCGGGTAATATCGCGGTCAGGGATGAAGACCGGCCGAGGGCACACGGGCTCGCAGGTGCCGTCGGGCTTGCAAAGAAGGAGCTCGGGCGGCAGTGCCGGCAGCTCGATCTTGGCCTTAGCGGACGGCGTTAAGGCGCTGCACGCCGCTACGCTTGATGCCAACATCAGAACCGCCAGCATCCTGGTCAGCTTCCGCGTCGAGACGGTCACTTTCATTTTCAAGCTCCTGAATTTTAACAACCAGGGCGGCGACGTCTTCGCGCAGACCCTTTTCAGCAGAGGCGACAGCAACGGCGTTGGCCTTGCGCATGTCTTCCTTTTCCTGCTCGGCGATCACACCGCGGGCATCCCAGCCGCGATCGTAGATGACGCTATAGGCGTAGATGCCACCGGCAACGGCAGCGACGGCGAGGCCGGCACAGATCCAGCCGAGGTAGGGTGCAAGAAGCGCCTTGATCATTTCGGCAGCCCCGACACGCAGATCTCGGCTTCACCCATGCGCTGGGCGTCACCCATTTCGCGGCGCTTGACCAGGCCGTCGACAATGACGCCGCCCGCCTTGTTGAACGCGGTCTGAGCCTCGCAGCCCTTTCGATACTCGCCGGCCATGTGGAAGCGGGTCGCGCTCGAGCCAGCCATGCCCTTGCGGGATGCGACAGAGCCGACACCGAAGTTATAGGCGCCGGAAAGCATTGCCGCCTGAACGCCGACCGGGAAGCTGGTGAAGCCAGGCACCTGCTTGACGAGAGGCAGATAATAGTCGCGGTAGATCTGCTCGCGGGTCATCTGCATGCATTCGGCGCGGCTGAAGCGCATGTTTGCCGTAACCGGCTTGCCGTTGATACGGGTGATGCCGGCGCAGATGTCGTAAATCTTGGCGAACCGATCCCAATGCGCCTGCAGGACCATGCCTTCCCAGGGCAGGATCAGGTTATTGGTGGCGAGAATGACAGCCGGAGGCAGAACAGCCTCGCTGGTATCCTTCTGGCTATGCCAACCGAGGGATGCGGCCGCAAGAAGTGCGGCAGCGATGGCTGCTACGCCGCGGCTGGATTTGGTGATCCTATTTACGGGCATCATCGAATTCCTTCTGAGCCGCCATGCGAAAGTAGAAGGCCAGGGCCGAGGTCACGGCCGACAGGCTGGCGAAGAGGCCGAGCGGAATGAAAACGGGCGCGCCGAAGACTGCGAAATAAACCTCAAGTCCGGACAGGCCGATCGCCAGGGCGGTAAATCGCTGCGAGTGGGCCTTGGTCAGGATCTTCTTCCAATCGGGGCGCAGCATCAGCGCACCTCGAGATTGATGGCCTGACGGCCGTCGGGCTTCGGGGTCATTTCCCAATAGGCCTTCTTGGGCATCGAGCTCCCCTGCTCGATGACGGTCGTCAAGCGGACCACGGCTTCCGTCAGCTGGCCGGTCTTCTGGCTGAGCTCCTTGGTGATCTGACGATCCTCGTCGGTGCGATCGAGGCGCGTATCCTGCTGCTGGTTCTTGGAAAGGATTTCCTGAACGACAGGGTTGTTCTTCGGCTCGAGGGTCTTGAAGTAGGAGATCACGTTCCAACCAACGGTCACGAGACCGATAAGGCCGGCCACGAGCGCGATCGTCTCCTTATTCACGGTGAAAGAAGGCAGAGCGGCCATAGCAGTTGATCCTTGGGGGTCGGTAAATCAATATTTACTGACCATTATAGGCAAGAGCGAATCCCGTGGCAACTCCTGACAGAACTTCCTTTGCCGCATCGCGGCTTTGCTGGATGGCAGCCGGCGTTTGAGCCTCCCTCACCTGGGCCTTTCCAGCCAGACGGGCGACCTCGATGTGACTGGAGAGCTCGCGCCACTGATGCGCCATGGTCAGCACGATTGCGGCCTGGTCGAGCAGTGTCAGCCCGTTCAGCTGCGCCTCGAGCACGATATGCGGCACGACAGCCGGGTTCACATCGGGATCAGCGGTGACGAGCTCGGCTTCCTTCTCCTTCTGCGTATAGACCATCGACTGACCGGAGCCGGAGGTGATGAAGAGACCGCGCACCGCTTCGGCGGTAGCGTCAATCTCCTGTTCGGCCGCGGTGCGCAGCGGTGTCAGATCCTTGGTTAGCCTAAGCATTGACAGTCACCTTCAGGATTGCGGTTTGATAAGGCCATTTGTTCAGGATCAGCCTGTATTCGGCCGGCATGTCTGCCGAGAGCTCGAGCGTGCCACCCGAAAGCTCGCTCACCTGGTCGTCAAGGAACACCTCGATCGGATCGGGCAGGCCAGCCAACGTGAAGGTTTCGCCAACGGTCAGCTCGACAGCGGCAGGCACGTCCATCGCCGGCCGGCGTGTGATCTGACCGTCGACGATATAATCCAGCATCGGATCGCACTCGACGTTCTGCGTGCCCTCCTCCGTCTTGATTGGCGGAAAGTTGTGATACTCGACCCCATTGGCGTCCATGGCCTCAAACAGTTCGGGCGGAACGGGATCGAAAACAATGTGACGAATGAGGCCTTCAGGGGTGTGCTCGATGATCATTAGCCGTAATTCCAGATGTAATACCAGGCGAAGAAGGGGATCGAATACGGGTTGTTGAAGACGATCCGGTTATTGTATAGCGCTGCTATATTGGTAGTATCCCACATTTCATTGAGGGTCATATAGTAGTAATTACTGTCCTGACCGAAACCGTTCCAAGGAACGATGGCGATCGGCAGCCGGGTGAAGGTGCGCCCGAAGAGAACCGTCCGCGAGCTGTTAGCCGCGACATTGACGCCTCCCGCCAGAAGCAGACTGAGCGCCGACCAGTCAGACGAAAACTGCAGATTGGCATTGCCTGTCGTCAGCACGTCAAAGCCGGGTGACGAGACCTTCATGCCATTCGCATTGAGGAGAACTCTGTTTGCCATCAGCCAGGAATTCCCCATACACGATACGCGACATACCGCTGCGAGGCGCTGCCAGAAGGGGATACGGGCACAACGATGCTGCCTTCCGGTCCGTTCTGCGCCACCTGGAAACGAACGAGGGTATTCGACAGAAATCGCGTGATGATATTATACCAGCCAAGGCTCTCCATCTCCACCAGCGGTCGAAACCCCAGGTTGGGAATGGCGACGTCGGTGGTGACAAAGGCCCCACCCGTCTGAGGAATAATGCCGAACTGCACGACCTGCGCTGCCTTCATATCGGTCCTGAACAGGAAATCCGTAGCAACATTTGAGGTCAGGGCGTTCTTTCCCGCCTTGGCGATCCAGAGCCCGAAAGCGCCAGGCTCGCGCTGACCCAATACAACTCGATTGCTCATTGCACCCTCATCAGAAAATAGCGGAACCAACCCCAGGACATCGTGTTCGTGTTCTGGGTCCACCAAGGCACGGCCGCCTGAAGCGAGACCTGGCGGGTGCTGGGATTGTAAGAGGCGCCAAATGCACTACCGACGCTCGCCGGCGCCCAATCTTGATCAGTCCATTCCGGCCGTGCGGAGACGACAACAAGCGGCAGGTTAGGGTAATCGGCCGGCACGATGAAGGTCGAGGTCCACACCGGTCCAACCATGTCGACACGGGTCATCAGACCGCGAACCAGACCTTGCTGGTGGATGACTGCCAGGGAGGCCCAGCGGCTGTCGAAGGCCAGTTGCTCCACAGGCAAGGCGGTATTCAGCACGTCCGCGCCGGGGCGCGAGACCCGCAGAACGAAGGTGTTGTCGAAAGCACCTAGAATAACGCGGTTGCTCATCAGGTGTTATCCGCGATCAGGATGCGCTTGTTGTTCAGATCCACCTGCATCTTGGCATCCGTCGACTGCAGCAAGCCCGAGGTGATCGTGCCGATGTTGGCCGAGATCGCCGACAGCGACGCAACCGACAGCGCAGTGGCCGTGACGGTGCCGGTCTTGATGTTTGAGCCGTCGATCGTCGTGCGGCCGTAGTTCGCCGTCAGATCCTTGCCGCCCAGGTAGAGCGCCAGGATGACGGCATTGGCCCCGAAAGCGACAGCCGGATCAGTCGTCGCAGTGAGCGCGCTGTCACCCTTGATCCAGACCAGATAGAGGAAGCCGGTCGTCCAGGCGGCACTCGAGGCGGTGATCGCCCGGCTTGCAACATTGCCGTCGTCGCCGATGTAGCGGATGGTGCCAGCTGTCCAGGAGACGCTGTTGACCGTCGGGCTGTTGTGTTCGAAGTTCAACCCGTCGGTCGTGATGCCGCGCATACCGATCGTCAGCGAGTTTGCCGCAATCGAGTTGGCAGCCAGCGCCCCGCCGTTGATCATGGTGTTGTCGCCACCATAACGCCAATCGGCAAGCGAAACGCCGCTCGAGATCTTGATCATGCCCGGCTCGATCTGCGTCACGCCATGGTTGATCGTATCGGCCGGGTCAGCGTCACCACCGCCTGTGCCGATCTCGGAAAGCGGAATGTCGCCGCTGTTGGTCGAGACGATGACGCTGCCCGAGAGGATCGAGCCAGCCTTGATCTTACCGGCGTCGATCTCGATGATGTGCGCGCTCTCGATGAACGCCTCGTCGATCAGCGCGAAGGTCGAGATCAGCGCGTCGGGCGGCAGATCGCCAGGATTGATGGCACCAGCAGTCGCCGTTGCCACAGCACCCCAGTCGCTTCTGTTTTCGGACGTGTCGACTGCGCGGACGCGATAGCTCCAGACGTCACCGACAGTCAGCGACGAATGAATGAAGGCCGGCGCCTTGCAGAAATAGATGGTCGAAAGGCCGCCCTTGGTTGCCTCGACCTCGTAAAAGCTGACGTCCGTTTCGGGCGAGAGCTCCCAGTCCACCCAGATCGAGCGGAAGAGACCGATAGCGCTGGCACCCGTTGGCACCGACGGCGCCTCGGTATCGACCACAGCCTTGATCGTCAGCGCTTCGCAGAAGTCCGACACATTGCCCAGCCGATCGCGCGCCCGGACCTTGATCTGGTAGTCGAAGCCGGCAATGGCGTCGAACTCGCAGGAGTTGACGGCGACCGGCAGCACGACCCAGTTGCCGGTGCCCTGCTTGATCGCAAAGTCGTAGGCGACGACGTCGGTTTCGGTGTTGGCGTTCCAGGTCGCAGAGACGCGCGCCACGCCGTCGACGAAGTCGGTCGCGACAGCCAGGCCGGTCGGCACGGCAGGCGGATCGGTTTCGAAAAGACCGGTGGTCGAGACGAGCATCGCCGGCGAAATGTTGAGCCCGGTCTTGCCAAACGCGTCGTAGGCGGCAGCGCGGACATAATAGGTCTGCAGCTCCTCACCAGGGAACACGTAGGCGCCACCCGTGCCGTCATAGCGCGGCGTGGTCGCGTAAGGGTCGAAGCCAGCCGTGGTCTCCACCCAGATCAGCACGCCAGCGAGATCGGCGTCGACCTGGGGCGGCCAGCTCAGATGGATATTGGTGACGGCGACAAAGGCGGTCGGGTTGAAGGCGGCCGGCGTCGGATTGGAAACGGAGATCGTCGCAGGATTGCTCTCGCGCGCCAGCGTGTCGGTCACGGTAACGTCGAAGCGCAGCGTGCGCGTAGGACCGGCCAGTCCCGCAAGCTTGGTGTCAGCCGCGTTCATTTCCAGCGTATAGCCGTAGATCGTGCTCTCGACCTTCTGCGTGCGCAGCAGCGTGCCGGTGGTCGTGTCCCAGACCTTGATCGTGTTGAAGTCGTAGAACGGGCTGCGGACATTGGCTACCGCAGCACCCTCAGCCGTCACCGAGGTCGTCACTGGGAAGTTGTTGAACCAGGAAATGTTCGCCGTCGAGCCCGAGAAGTGAACACCGTCTTCGCTGTCGTTGAGCTTCAGGTTGGAGACGGTCGGCGAGGCAGCCACGGCCCAGCCGGCGATCTCGTATTCGAGCGCGGCCGGCTGCGAGCGCACCGACGAGAAGCTGATCGCGTAGACATAGAAGGTGTATTCGCCCGTCGGCAGCTCGGTGATGTCGATCGAGTTGTTCTGCGTCGTGCCAACGATGTTATAGCCGCTCGTGGGCGAGAGCATCGCGACTTCGTATTCCTTCGTCAGGAAGTCGCGCGGATTCGACCAGGAGAGCGTCAGTGTCGATTTGGGCAGCCCATTTTCGAGATAGCTGACTTCATGAACCTGCAGGTTCTCGACCGGCAGACTTTCGTTGCTCGGCCGGGTGTAGGTGGTCGGCTGCAGAACGCCGATATCCTCGACACGGAAATACTTGTTCGGATCATGGAACAGCGCCGTGATCGCGAAGATGTTCTTCTTGTCTTCCTTGATGGTGATGACGCGGTAGAGGCGCGGCTGGATATCCGTGCCGCGCATGACCCACATCGAGTTAACCAGCGGCAGCTCGACGAGCTCGTCGGCCAGAACGATGCGGTCGTAGCCGATGCTCTCGCCGTTCTCAAACAGCTCGTTGGCGAAGGATGCGATATCGCAGAGCTTCACCTCGCCGTTCGGCAGGGTGACGTAGACCTGGTAGGTAGCGCCGAGCGTCGGCACGAAGGGACCGTCGAGCCAGAGCTGCGTCTCCTCGGCAGCCTTCAGACGACCGCCCAGGCGGATCTGCGCCTTGGCAGGATCGGCGATTGCGATGATGTCGCCCGGCCGGACGTCGGTCGAGTCCCAGGATGCGGAGAAGTCGACCGTCTCGGTCTCGTTCTGCTCGACATCGAGGATCCATTTGCCATAGCGATGCGCCAGGCCGCGCGACGTGCAGCCCTGCAGCGAGACCTGCTTTTCGCGCCAGCCGTAGCGGCGCAGACCCTCTTCATGCGGAACAGGCTCGACGTCCGGGCGATAGAAGTCGTCCGGATTGTTGTAGCCGACGAGCGCGACCGTGTGGCGGGCCTTCTGTGCAGTGCCGGCATAGTTGAAGTCGCCGACGACGTTGGCCGGCGAGAACAGCTTGACCGGATCGGACGGCATGTCAGCCGTCGCAAACACCTGGCCGAGCGACCAGTAGGCCATGCCGCGCCAGGCCGTCGAGATCTGCTGCAGAACGCGCCAGGCGTCCTCACGCGACCGCAGAACGCCGTTGTAGGTATAGCGGGGCTCATAGATCCACTGGCCGGTGTCAGCGTTCTTGAAGCCCGATTTGACCTGCTCGTCGCAATACTGGGCGATCTGGTAGAGCGACCACTTGTCGACGATCTGAGCAGAGACGAACTCACCAAGGCCGTAGCGGTCATTGGTCAGAAGGTCATAGAAGATCCAGGCCGGGTTGTTGGTCCAGGCCTGCTTGAACGTGCCATCCCAGAAGCCGGTGTAGACGCGGGTGATCGGGTTGTAGTTCGACGGCACGGAAATGATCAGGCCGCGGTAGCGATAGTTGCGCGCCGGCACCGACTGACCCATGTCCTCGGCGTTGACTTCCATCGCGATGAGAGCGGTGTTCGGATAGGTGAACTTGCCTTCGACGACGACCGTGTAGCTTTCGAAGACGGTATCGTTGGAGAGCGTGTCGCTGTCGCTGTCTTCCGTCAGGCGGACGACGCGGATATCCCAGGGATGACCACCGAGCGGCAGGTCGATGCGATGGGCGCGCTGGACGGCCGAGGTGCATTTCTGGTTGACCAGGTTCTCGGTATGAGCGCGCTGCCAGGAGCCCTGATAGCCGCGCACGTCGATCGCATAGGAGACCGATGCGGTTCCGAGCTTACCGGTCTTCTTGTCCTGCTTGACGAGCGCCGGCAGCTTGATGATGACGCGCACCGAGTCGGCGTTTTCTTCGTTGATGGTGCGCACGACCGGGCCGGTGTTGGCCTTGACCTGGGTGTCGACCGAAAACGGCGTCTCGACCTGCGGGAAGCCCGTCAGATGCGCCTGGTCGGGATAACCGAGGCGCTGATCGATGATGACGTTCTGAAAATTCCGGCTGGAGTTTTCATTGATGACGGGCGTCTGCTCGAAATGCACGCCCTTGCCGTAGACGCTCTGGCTGAGAACATTGCCGAGGCTATCAATGAGACCGACGCAGGGGCCTTCGGAAACGATCTCGACCATGCGCACGCGCGCCTTCGAGCGCAGCGTGTTGTCCGCATTCGAACCACCACCACCGCCCTTGCCCTTACCGCCGCCCTTCGAGCCGCGAATGAGTTCCATATCTTCAGTGATCATCCGTCAGTTCCCGAGCTGTTCGATATCGACGCCGGCCGACACCAGGGCGCCGCCCGTGATCACGTCGCCGTAGACAAGCGGCAGCGCGCCGCCCTGGTCGTAGGTGTTGCCTGGCCCGGACGAGACGTAGCTGTCCTCGTCCTTCTCATCCTTCTCCTCGGGCGAGAGCATCTGGCTCACACCGGCGACAGCGAGCGCCACGCCGAGAATTGCCATGTTGCCGTAGGTGACACCGCCCAGAGCCCCGCCTGCGATCGGCGCTGCGAGCGCGCCGCCCGAAAACAGGAAGGCCGCGCCAACCAGTGCGACGCCGAGAACAACCTTCAGCAGCCCGCCGCGCTTGGAGCCGGCGATATGCGGAGCGATGTGCAACGGCGCCTTGCCGAGCCGGTAGGAGGAGCAGAGCGCGAGATCGAGATCGCGGCCGGTGTCGATGTCATTGCCACGGACGACGTGAAACTCGCCGGCGCGCATGGCTTGCTCGAAGCCGCGGAAGTTGACGCAGAGCGCCCGCACTGCCTCGGCAGCCGTTTCGACTTCCATGTCGAACTCATAACCGAAGCGTGCGCCGAGTGCGCCGTGCAGATAGATCTTACGCATTGGGTTTCCCCGTGTAGCGGATCCACATTTCGGCGTGGCGCGCCCAGATGCCGGCCGGTTCACGGCGCGACAGACGCTTGGGAAAATGCTGGGCGATCGTGTCCTGCGTCAGCAGCACGCCACCGTGATTGAACTTCTCGGCGTGCCACTTCAGGAGGAAGACGTCTCCCGGCCTGACGTCGGAGGCTGGGATCGCGGTAAAGCCTTCGCCGGCCATGCCGTCGATGTAGAGATCCGCGTCGGAATCCCACCAGCCCTCGTCGCGCGGCTGTTCGCTGATGAGGTGCGGTGCGAGCGGCCAGTCGACGCCTTGCGCAGCACAGCCCTCCTTACCCAAGCGAAAGACGTCACGGATCAGCCCGAAGCAGTCGGTGATGCCAGGCACGAATTCGCGGCCGAGCAGCGGCGGGATATTGTCGTCGTCGCCCCAGATGATCGGCCGGCCCATGCGCTCTTCGTCGAGCGGGATGATCGCCCACGGCAGATCGGACTGCATCTGACCGATCATGTCGAGCTTGGAGGGATGCAGCGGGCCGTTCGGGTGCGAGTGAATGATCGCCTGCATCTTGCCGGTGCGGATGGCGTTCTTGTAGTCGGCCGGATGGATCGCGAAGTCCTGGGTCGGATCTTCGGCGATGTTGCGGCAGCGCATATACTGACCACCGACAACGATACCGCAGCTCTCATGCGGGAAAACCTGGCGCGCGTGCGTCTGCGCGGCGCTAACGACAGCGTCCGTGAAAATCATGGTCTGACCCTTCCAACACCGGGGAAGCCGCCGAACGGCAGCGGATTGTTTGCGCCGAAGCGAAGCTTGCAGCAGTTGACCGAGCGCGACGGCTCGTCCTTGTCGGCCGTGGTCGGCAGATCCTGCTTGTCGAAATAGTTGTTGCCCGTGTAGCGGCACTGGGCCTTCGAATAGTCGAAGATGCCGGTGTTCCGGTTGAAGGCGCGGTAGCGCCACAGGCAGGTGTCACGGATGACCTGGCGACCAGGCAGCATCTTGCCTTCCTGGTCGATCGCAGCCGACAGCTCCCACTCGACGTAGACGGGGTTTTCGGATGCCTTGCGCTCGACCTTGAAGATGTCGGGGCCGAAGATCGCCGACGGATCGGGATCATCACCATCGTCGAGGTGCTGCCGGAAGGTGCGGATGCGCCGGATCTCGCAGCCGAGCAGATCGCCATAGGTGTTGATGGCCGACTGGATCAGGCCGTCGGAATTGGCAAGGCGGATCACCGGTGTCGGCAGCGCGCCCTGGCCGGAGATCTCGAAGCCCTCGAACTCGACGTCGGCAGGCTGATACTCGATGCCGTCATGGACGATCGCGCCGCCCTCGACCCGACCCTGGACAAAATAAAACATCCCGCCGCCGACGGACGTGGCGTCCAATCGGAACAGCGAGACGTATTCGCCTGGGTTGAGGCTTTGCGCGGTCTGATAGATCGTAACCATGGGGCTCCTGAATGAAGAAGCCTATGGTAAATCAATATTGACTTACTGCCAACCTAGATTTTGATCGGACCTGGCATTTAGACCTCGTGTGTATTGGACTGAACGAAGGTCGCGGTGATCTTGCGGGTGCCATCCGTGTTGACGGTGTCATCCCACTCCCGGCAGGTCCACTTGACCGGCACGCTCTCACGCGGCGCGGTGTAGTAGAACGAGAGATCCCCGCCCCGCTCGTCGAGGAAGTCGGAGATCGCCCAGGCCTGCGCGTCGGTCAGGACTTCCCAGGAAATCGACAGCTCGCGCCTGCGGTGATTGATGCCGGCGCGCGTCGGCTGGCTGTAGCCTTCGCCGAATTCAGCCTCGAGGATATTGTATTTGGTCTTGCGGCCGATACCCGGCGACGGCTGAATGGGCGGTGTGAAGGTTGGAAGTGCCATTATCTACCCTTTCCTGCAGAGAGCATATTTCCTGGACGCATCTGGCGCGACAGCTCGCTAACGACGACGCCGCGCATGGTGCTCTCCATCTGAGCGCCCATCTGCTTGGCGAGGTCAGCGTTCTGTTCGGGCGTGCCACCACTGGCGTTGACCGTCACCGGCGCGTTGATCGCAATCGTCTGACCTCCACCGCTGCCGCTGGACATCTTGTCGCCCATTGCAGACATCTGCTCCTTGGTGAAGATGCCCTCTTCCTTCTTGGCGATGATCGGGATCTCACCCGGCAGCAGACGACGACCACCGATCGCGTTGGCGCCGGAGTGGAACTTTCTGGCGTGCTTGAAGATCGCCGGGTTGACCATGCGGCTCATCGACACGCCCTGGCCGAGCATCGCACCGGTATGCGCCATGCCGACGGTTGCCTTGCCAGCTTTACCAGCGCCAGCGCCGGCCGAGCTTGCACCCTTGGACGCCTTGCTACCCAGGCCACCCGCGCCACCCGACTTCGAGCCCATCATGCCCGACATCATCTTCTTGATGAAGATATTGATGATCGAGCTGGCGACCTGCTGAAGCGACTGCATCATGGACTTCAGATCGCCCGTGCCGGAGATAAGACCGGTCAGACCGTCGGCGATGGAGTCCGTCCACTGCGTCGAAGCCTGGGCGAGGTTGTCCTGAAGATTGCCCCACTCCTTCATCTGCTTTGCCATCGGATCTTGCGCGGCAAACTTCTGACGGATCGCGGCCTTCTCGGCTTCAAACTGCTCGGTCGCCTGGACGTCGAGCTGGCCGGCGTTGCGATAGTAGGCAATCCTGGCGTCGACCTCGGCGAGCTCCTGCTGCATGGCCGCCTGGCGCGAATTCGTTTCGGTCATCAGGCCGCGCTGCAGTTCGCGGGTCTTGGCGTTGGAGTTGGAGACGTCCTGCAGCAGCTCGGTCTGACCGAACATCGCAAGCGCCTGGTGCTTCTTCTCCTGGGCGGCCGCGTAGGCGGTCGAGTCCTTGCCGTAGATCGTTTCGACGTCGCGCAGGTAGTCATCCATCGACGCGCGAAGCTGCACCAGGCCGTCGCTTTCCAGCTTGACGTTCGGGTCTTTGGCCTTGGCCTTGAGCTGCTCGATCTGGCGCTGAAGCTGAAGTTCCTGCTCCTTGATCTTGATCTGGGCGTTGTCGATGTTGCCGGATGCCTGCTTCTTGTCGGCGCGCGACTTCTCGGCAGTGTCCAGCTCTCGTGCCAGACGCAGCAGTTCCTTAGCCTGGTCGGTCTGCAGCGCTTCTTCGCCTTTGCCACCACCGAGCTTACCACTGGAGATCAGCTTGGAGACGGCGCGATAGTTCTTGTCCAAACCGTCAAGGCTCTCTGCAGCCTCGTCGATCAGCCGGACGAGCTCGGTCTTCTTGTCGTTGGCGAGCTGAGCCTTCTGGTCGTCGTTAAGCTGGTTTTCCTTCGCCGTCAGCTCGCCGGTCGCCTCAACGGCAGTCGCAAGCAGCCTGTTGCGCGCCTCGAGGTATTCGTTACCCTCTGCGTAGGCAGCACTCGGATCGGCCGAACCCTGGTTTTCGAACGGGTTGCGAAGGTTGAACGACTTGTTCATGTCGAAGGCAGGGGTTGCCTCGCCAGTGCCGTCGCCGCCCTTCCATTCGAAGTGCATCGCATCCTTCATCGACTTCCAGTCGCCGCCCCAGGAGAGGCCGTGCTTGGCTGCCATTTCGCGAATGTTCGCGGGCATGTCGGTGACGAGATTACTGCCGTAAGGGTTCTGGCCCGGATTGATGTCGATCGCATTGCCAAAGGCGTGCTCAGACAGACCCTTGCCGTTGACCTTGTTGCGCAAGTTGTAGCCGCCCAGCGACTTGATCTTGTAGCCGGAGCCGATCAACTCGTCGAGGAAGCCCTTGAAGGCATCAGCGGCCGCCTTGTGAACCTGAACGGTCATGCCGTCCTTGGTCATCACCGAGGTGATGTTGTCGTCCTTCCAGCCGGCCGAGCGCGGGTCGCCGAAGGTGCTCATGTTCTTCGACATCAGGTTGGCGCCGGACGTCGGCATGCCGGTAAAGCCCATCATGCCCTTCAGCGGGCCATTCTGACCGCCTGCGCTGAAATCCTGAAGTCCGCGGGCCATTCCGTCGAAGCTGATGCCGTTAACGCCAGTGCCGATCCCTGTGACAATGCCGAGGGTCTTTGCAAGGACTTCATTCATCGTCGTGATCTTGGTAACAGCGGTCTGGCCGAAGGTCTTGTCGACCGACTGGCCGAGAGCGTCAGTGACCCTGCCCTGAACGGTCAGTCCCTTGATCGCATCCTGAAGCGCCTGCATGGCCGGCGAGTTCGAGCCAAGGCCCGGATAGGCGCCCGACTTGATCTTGCGCTCGATCTTTTCGCCTTCCGTCAGCTCGCGGCCGAGCGCCTTCTCCTCGAGCGCCATACGCTCTTCGACCAGCTTGATACGGGCAGCCTCGATGTCGCTTTGCAGCGAGTTGGCGCCCTTGTCCATTTCCTCGAGGGCGGCCTTCCGCTTCATCAGCAGCTCGATGCTGCCGGAGAGTTCCTGGACCTGTTCGCTGGACATGTTGCCATAGGCGCCGCGGGCCAGCTTTGCGAGGAACTCGCCGAGCTCCGCGTTGCCGCCCTGCAGCTTGTCCTCGAGACCCTGCACGTCCTCGTTGGTGCGATCGAAGACCTTCTGTAGGTTCTCGAGCTGCTTGACCGAGTTCGAGGTAACGCCGACGTCCGGCAGAATGCCGTTCATCTTGAGACCCGAGGTCTTTTCGCGCAGCGCGTCCAGCTTCTTCAGGATCTCGTCCAGCTCAAGCTGGCTGGTCAGCTGCATCGGACCCGTGCCGTTGCTCTTCCAGAGGTCGTTGACGGCCTGCTGAAGACGGCCCTGCTGTTCCTTGTAAAGGTCAGCCGCGTTGTTCATCAGCGCTTCGGCGCGTTCCTTTTCGATCGCGTCGATGTCGCCCTTGGCCTGCTTTGCAGCGGCAACCTTGGCGTCGTATTCCTTCTGAATGTCTTCACGGCGGATCTGATAGGCGCGCTGCTCAGCGGCTTCCTCACGATCCATATCGCGCAGCCGGAGATCAGCCGCGTTCTTCGCGTCGGTCTCGGCGAGCTTCTGGCGGGCTTCGGTCAGCTTGAAGCGAAGCCCCTCGAGGTCAGCCGTGCGCTTCTCGATATCGTATCGTTCCTCGAGCTCCTTGCGATAGGCGTCCCGCTGCGCAGCCTTCGAGTCCTTCGAGCCGAGGAAGATCGAGCTGTTGACCTCCTCGTTGATATAGAGCTTATCCTTGTTGAGATCCTTCTGGCTATTGTTGATGGCCTTCTCGGCGTTCGGGATCTGGTCGCGGGCAAGCTGGCCGAACTCGCGCAGCGTGTTGATGGCTTCCTTGCCGCGATTGCCGAAGACGTCGAAGGCATCGGCGATTTCATAGATAGCCAGGCCGAGGATGCCGGCAGCCGGAACGAGACGCATGGCAGCCGAAGCCAATGCACGAAGGCCAGTGCTCGCGGCCGCCCGCGCAAGACGATCAACGCTCTCATACCCGACAGCAGTGTTGCGGAGCGCGGCCTGGTGCGCGCTGAGCATCGTGTTTGCGTCTGCAAACTTGAGCTTGATAATGTCGATCCCGCGCGTCATTGCCTGATAGCCGGCGCCGACCGACGACATGACGGATGCGGCGACCTTCAGGCCGACAACCCAGGCGGCAAGCTCGGCCGCGTTGTAGATTGCGGAGCGGAACTCGATCGCCTTTTCGATGATCGTCTGCAGACCGGTCGCAACCGAGGAAAGAGCCTGGCCGACCTGCTGGGCAAAGATCCGGCCGCCTGGCGAAGCAAGCGCCTGGTTCAGCTCGCGGACCTGTTCGGTCACGGTATAGAAGAAGCCGCCCTCGTTGGCATTGCCAGTGCTCGCATCAACGTCACCAATGATCTGCGCGAAACCCTGCAACTCCGTCTTGGTGCGGGCGAGCTGGCCGGTG